ACCACGTTCAATACCCGCGTGCCGCCGGAATGGAAGCGCCGCCTCAAAGTGTTCTGCGTCGAGCACAACATCGATATGGTCGACTTCATGATGGAAGCCGTCGACAAGGCTCTGCGAGAGAAGGGCGGCTGATGGAGTCGATCGTCTACAGCACCGCGATCGACGCCCTGGTCAAGCAATTCAGCGGCGTTGCCAGCCGCCAGCAGTGGATAGATGCGGTCGAGAACCGACGGCGCCAGGCCGGCGACGAGTATCAGACACAGACCGCCGAACAGATCGCGCTCGAGTGGCTGGATCTGGCGAGGGAAGAGCGGCTGGGGATCGAAGTCGACCCAGTGCTGGGCCTGACCGTCTACGTCGCGCAGGAATAGGAAAGCAGTAGGGCAGAAACGAAGTGGCCGCCGGGTCTCTCACCACCCGACGGCCGCGACACGAAAACCACCATGGGACGATGTGAATCATGTCAGATGCACACTATAGCACCATCCGCCGTACCCCACTAAGCCAGCTCAGTCAGCTGCCGATCGATCAACTGCAGGCGCTGCTCGAGCGCTGCTGCCCGCTCACGCGCGCTGCGCTCGATCCCATTTTCAGAGCGCGATAAGGAGAGCCAAACAATGATCAACCGTTACCAGGGTAAACCGATGGAAGCGCTGGTTCGGCTTGCCGATGTAGCCCAGGGCAACAGCGGCCAATGCCATCACGTTCGTCGCTTTTTGTTGGGGCTCTACAACTCCGAAGCGTGGCCTTTCGAATTGAACCGACTGCGCGCACTCGACCTCGAGCTAAAAATGGCCTGCCTCATCGTGCTCGAACTGGACGCAGTCTCACCAGCTCGCGATATCCACGAATACCTGGAGAACGGTGGGGCGCTTTTCTCACGATTCTGGGAGCTGGAAAGCGCTGCCGGATGAACAAGGCGGGCACCAGCACCCACGGGCCGCACACGCGGCCCGTTTTCGTTTCCGGCAGCGGAATCAGTCAGGTTAGATGACCTGGGTGGTAAGCGAGGGGCTTGGGTAACGGTATAAGCCCAGTGGTCCACTAATAGGATGATACGCACTGCATGGCGATGCCGCCGCGAGCGCTCGGCGCGGAGGAATAGATAACCCCAAATTCGCTCATGTATTGCCTGCTCACCGCGTCCATGTATCTTAGGTACCGAGCCAAGGCAAAAAACTCGGCACGGGACAAACGGAGGGGGTAACGTAAAGATCAGGGGCGGCGACAAACCCGACACTATAGGAGAGGAAGGCGAATGCGTGGTTCAGATACGACAATGCCGCCCTGGTGGGGCGGCATTGAAGCGAAAGCGTTGGTAGCGCCTTCTGGATCTTCGGATGCAGCGTGGTAGCTGTGTTCAATTTAACTCGCTAAAACCGAGTCATTCAACCTTTCGTTGAATGTTTCCTTTAATTTCCTGCAAGAAAGGGTTTGCGTTTGCGTTACTGCATTGTAGCCTTACGCTGCGACCACGCCGATGGCGCCCGTCCGCCCTTTTCAGATTTCACCCTCCCCGCCCGGTTTGGTACCCGGCTGGCCTAACGAGGGGAGGCATTAGGACGGTCGCGTCTTCGGACCAGCGTGGTAGCTGTTCGGGTTGGTGGTAGGCCAGCAAGCCACCCGAGCGACCTCGATCGAGGAGAGACGCTATGGAAATCATTGCGCTCGTAACCCTTGGCGTTCAAGCGGCAACATTGTTGGCCACGCTTGCGATGATCGCCATCATGCTTAACGCCATGTAGTAGAACGCCCGTCACGGTCCTAGGCCGTGGCGGGTTCTTTTTTGCCTGGAAATAAGGGTACTCCCAAAACGCCCCATCTTTGGGCGGCATGTCCTGAACAGCATTTCACCCTTGCGCCCACCCTAATCGCCCCGCACCATAACAACCCACCCATAACGCCCCAGGTGCCGCGATGTTCATCCGCGCATACCTACGCGCCAGCACGATCGAGCAAGATGCCCAGCGCGCCCGCCAGCATCTCGCCGACTTCGCCGGCCAGCACAATGTCGCGATCGCCGCCTGGTACGTCGAGAACGCTTCGGGCGCATCGGCAAACCGTGGAGAGCTGCGCCGATTACTCGAGGACGCCCACGCCGGCGACGTGATCCTGGTCGAAGCGATCGACCGACTATCTCGGCTCGATCGGGACGACTGGCGAGAGCTACGCGCCCAGCTGGATGCCAAGGGGCTGCGCGTCGTCGCGCTGGATCTGCCGACCAGCCACCTGGCGTTATCGCCAGCGGGGGCCGACGACTTCACCGCGCGTGTGCTGGACGCGGTCAACGGCATGATGCTGGACACGCTCGCCGCCGTGGCGCGAAAGGACTACGAAGATCGCCGACGCCGCCAGCGCCAGGGAATCGAAAAAGCCAAGGGAGAGGGGAAGTACCAGGGGCGCCAGAAAGACACGGCAAGGCGCCAGAGGATCGACGCGTTGCTGAAATCCAGGCACGCCAATGGCCGCGGCTATTCGATACGAGAGGTGGCCAGCATCATCGGCTGCAGCACCAACACCGTCAAGGCCGTAAAGCGCGACGGCCCATAGCGATATAACGCTATATTTATGCGTTATAGCGTCATATCGTTATAGCGTTACAGCTTGGACCGCTGCCGCCGCTTCCGAATCTTCGCGCTGACTCGCTCCCAGTCGTCCGGCTGCAGCCATAGCCGGCACCATTCCGCCAGCAACTCGGCACGCCGGGTCGCCGTGTGGTCGTCCGGGTAGTTCACGAAGTCGCTGGCCAGCGCCAGTAGCTGGGAAAGTCCGTCGCGGCCGCGCTTCTTCGTGAATGCAATCCCGCTTTCGCGCATCTTCTCGTTCAGCAACTCGGCGCTTCGGCCCAGATTCAGCGTCTTGTCTCTCACGTCGATTGCGGCGCTTATGAGCGCACCCAGCCACATCTCGACCTCGTCGGGGGCGATACTCGAATAGCGTTCGCGGGGCATCTGACAGTCTCCGTGACATTGTCACGGAAAGATAGCGCGAATTCGTGACAATGTCACGCCATCAATCGCCGCGATAGTTGCCGATCAGGGACCAGGTGTCTGGCGTGGTTTCGACATGGCCAGCGCCCGCCGATCGGAGCGGCCGGCGCAACAGATCCGCCGCACGCAGGTCCACTGGCTGGCCGTTCGACGTTTGGAGATAGCCAACGCCGGCGCAGTGTTCGCAATGCAGTCGGTGAAATACCCCGGAGATGCTGCCGTGCCCATGACACAGCGGGCAGGCCTCGGCGGCCAGGCGTCGTCGATGTTCGATCATGGCCACTATTCTACGGGTTTGCAGTGATGGCGCGTAGCGCCATGAAAGGCGCCCACCGCTGATAGGGTAGGGTTACCCATCCTATCGCGCCGTAACGCGCCGCAGGCGCTGGACATCCGGCAAATCTCGGACTTCTTCATTGCAGCACTAGGGGTGTCCAGAGGGGCGTAGCCCCTTTGGGACAACGGTGCGCAAGCACCGGCGTCAGGATCTCGACTTGTCGAGGCATTTTTAGAGGGGTTGGGGATAACACCCAGGGACTGGGTGGTAGACCTTTCTATTTTTTTTCATACCAATCTACGTATTAACGCTGCGCAGCTAATTTCCAAGCGACTCGACCTAATCTCATTACCAAATCACTTAATTTCTTGTGGCGGTCGGATATCTCGCTCGGCGCCGGCGCGCGGCTGGAAAATGACGGGGGATAGCGGGGAAACAGAGGGATCGGGGGGGGCAATAGCGCCAATTCCTGGGCGCTGCAGAACGGGCTATGCCCGGCGAGGCCGGGTATGTGGGGACGGGGTAGGGGTTGGACTACTCGCTCTGCTGAGCGAGCCAGACGCGATATGGGGGGTACTTCTTGTTGACCAGCTCCCGGATCTCACGCGGCGAGGCGTTGGGGTTCGCCTGTGCGACCTCGGCGGTCCAGCGGTTGACCATCAGGCTGTACTCGCGCTGTCGCTGCTTGTCCGGGTTCACGTCCGGCGTGTCGCGCGGCCCGCGGCGTTCCTTCGGCTTGTACGATTGGCCGCCACCACCGGCGAGCTTGCCGGCGATCAAGCTCGCCCTGGCTTGTTTTGCGTCGCCCTCGGCGGGGAACTGCTCGTCATAGCGCTTCTTCGCCCGCTTGAGCGCACGGCTGGCCCAGTTGCGTAGTTCCGTGAGCTTGGCGTAACCCATGCCCAGGGCGACGAGAAAGTCTTGATTGACGCGCTTGATCGCGGGGCGAGCGCGGAATGTGCCGTCGGGGCGCTGTTCTGCGATCTGGTGAACCGTGAATGCGCCGGCGATCTTGAGCCGCCGCCAGGCGCGCCAGAACCGCTCGGAGGGCTGCGGGTAGCTGGGGTCACAATTCGGGGCGAGCAGGCCGGCAACTTTGGCCAGCTCGCCGCAGGTGCGCGGCTTGAACGTGCCGTCGGCTTTCGGCGTGCCGACGCGCAGCGAAGCGAAGTCGAGAAACTGGATGACCGCGGACAACACCAGGCTTTCGGCGGCGCGGGCTTCGCTACGGTTGCTGCGCGGGTTGCCGTCGAGATTGCGACGGCCGTTGAGATTCGAGAGCGTCGGCAGCAGCGCCGGCGACTCGTAATAGCGGCGGACCAGCTCGAGCAGCTTCTGCTGCGCCTTCGGCAGCTCGCGCTGCGTCGTCGGCCGGTTGAGCCTGTCGAACTCGCCTTTCTGCGGGTCGTGCCCGCATCGATTGCCCGTACCCCACCATTTACCCGGGTGGCGGTACGCCGCTTTGCCCCATCTGAGGACAAAATGCGGCATGTGTCCTGCTGACCCCATGATCCGCCTGGCTCCAAATTTTGGCCAAGGCTTGCCCATCGTTCTGGCAGCGGATACACTGGGGGCGTCGTTTCTCTCCAGTGTGTCCGCTGCGAAGAACATCCGAAAACGCTGCCTTGCCGGGCGGCGTTTTCTTTTTGTGCAGCCTATATTGTTGAAATTCCTACCTTTTTGATCTCTTTCCGCGTTCGCGACTGGCCTCAGTCTAACACTACAAACGTCACTTTGACACGTTTTGTGACAAGAAATCTTGATCGACACCCTGCTCGTCCGCCACTTGCTGCACTAGACAGGGGATAGCGTCGTCGACCAGGGCGAGCCCGTGAGCGTACCCAGGGTGGTCCCGATCTTCGCATACGTTAAGAAATGCGATCTGGTGCCGAATCTCCGCGAGAGTATCACGCGAATGATCTCGCACTAAAGGATTGCTGCCGTACCGTTTTCCTGTAACACCCATGCGCTACCTCCTGTCTCTCAATGACGGACCCCCTCACGGGGTGCGGATGCCGATTGTTATCGGCCTGTTTTACTGTACATTTAAACAGTAATCTAGCCAGCGTAACAGCCGCCCGCACGTCGAAACCCAGCGCAGGCGACAAGCAGCGACGCCTGCGAACCAACGGTATCGCAGTTCGTCGGAGCTGCAAGACGCCGCGTTGCGGTTTGTCATTCGGGGGAAGAAGGAAAGGAGGCAGGCCGATGAACTACCGAGCCGCGCTTGAGCGATGGGCGCAGAACCGCAGGGATCGAGGATGGCGCGAAGACAAGCCGCCAACCGACATCTGGATCGAGTACCACGCCACCCACGCTCAGCTCGTGTACAGCGGGCGCTGCCGGATCGATCAACTATCTAGAGACGACATGCTGACGCTGGACACCCATGCCCATCTGCTACTGGACCCGGGCCGGGCGCAGATCCGCTACCTGTTCTGGCGCCCGGCGGCGGTTGAGACCGAGTGGGGGCCGCGGCGCATGGATCTGATCACCGGCGAGACGCGAATGCCGGCGTGAGCGATACACCCACGCCGGTCGTCCCTCTCTCTACTGCGGCACCAGCCGCACCTGCTGATACCCCACGCGCCGCTCGACACCGGTGTCGACGTTGCGCACCGGCACCTGGCCGTAGCTGAAGCGTTGGTACTCGGTCACTTCGTAGGGGCCGATCCACTCGGGGCCGCTTTTAATCTCGACGCGAGTGCCGGTTGGCAGGGTCTCACGCAGCGCGGTCTCGCATTTATCGCGCGCCGCGCGGGCTGCATCATTCAGCTTGTCGATCGCGGGAAATTGGCTCATTGGGCGGGCTCCTGCTCGGTTGAATCATCGGGCTCGTCCACCACCTCCGGCTCCGGCATCTTCAACCGCAGATCGATCCACCGCCCGTCGGGGATGTCGATCGGATCGCCGGCAACGATCATCGCGGTCTCGTAGTCGAAGCGTCGCCCGAATGTCCGCACTGTGATCGTGCCATCGTCTGCCGTTTCGGTCTCGACGAAGCACAACCGGTTGCCGTTAACATCCTGCGGGATCTCGATCGTCCAGCCGTCAGCAGAGAATCCCAGCGAGCCCGAGACGGTATAGACACCTACTTCGTCATGCGATGCCGTGACGCCCTCGGCTTCGCCGTTGTATGCGCCACAGCCGTCTAGAGTAAAACCGTCACCAGCTGCATATTCGGCTACGTTAGCGAGGCGGAATATCGGAGATGATTCCTTGATAAATCCATTACCATCAACTGTAACAAGACCACGATGCAAAATCTCGAAAGAGCTTTGCCACTCTTCACCCCTAATAGAGCGAATGTAAATACCTGGCACTGAACCATGATAAAGAATAATAGCATTGCCAAATGTTCCGTTATTATTCATTGCCACCAGCATTTCGCCATTTGTATCAACTGGAAGTCCTGACGTGTTCCCCTTAGAAAAGGAAAATATTCCGTTATGCTTCACCGCTGATGGGTCAACGTTATCCGGATATTCAGAACCAATCATTAGCTGATTATTTCCATTGCCGGCGGTGATAATAGCGCTGTTCGCTAATCCGATAGCGGCCCTCAATGCCTCTGCGTCCCCCACCGGCGCATCAGCCAGTGTATCAATCAGCGCTAGATCGCCCAGCGTGCCGGTTTGGCCGACATCAATCCCGCCCTTCAGGACGTTGACCAATTCCCGCGCCGCCGCTTGCACCTCGGCCAGCCATTCGTTTGTGTTCTGAATATCGATAGTGTCTGCCATGTTTCCTCCGGGCATTTAAAAACCGCCCGTGGGCGGCGTATAATGTTCAACCGTTTTTAGAGACAGAAAGTTTTATAAAGCTGTCGCTAATTTCCGCCCTCCCGGTACCGTTCAGGATATACCGCATTTGGACTTGTACGTTTCTACTTCCAGTCCATGCATCTAGTCGTGAAACAAAGGTCTGATATCCGCTGGCTTCGGCGTGACCCACAGAGGACCGTTGGTCCATGATATCCCCCACTACTCGTGTTTGACCTCCAGACACAACGATTCTCACCTGAATTCTACCCCTTGAATAACCACCGGAAGAATTACCTGCAATTAGATAAAGTGAACTAGAACCAATCACATCGACTCGATTCCCCTCGGGATTAATGTCAACACTAACGATGTCTTGCCATCCGTCAGAGTCATTAATGAGAATGGTTGAACTATTCTCTTCGGAGACGTTGATGGTTATTGCGTTGCCGGCTATTTGAAGGGTGTCTACAGCGGCATTACCAATTTTGGCAGAGGTAATAGCGGCGTCATCGATCTGCGCCGAACCAATCGCGGCGTTGGCGATCTTGGCGCGAGTGATAGCGGCGTCGTCGATCTGCGCTGTCCCGATGGCAGCGCCATCGATCTTGGCGCGAGTGATCGCTGCATCGGCGATCTTGGCTGCGGTGATAGAACCATCTCGGATCATTGCATCTGGGATCACGACACGCCCATCCGTCACGACGAAGGCGGTCACCAGCTCGCCGCTGATCGGATTCAGCACAGCAAACGTATTCGCTACGGCGACTATCTCGGCAGTCTGCCCGTCGACTTGCATGCCGATCATCGCTTTCTTGCCGTTGACGGTAACCGTCGTCACCGCTTGCGCTACGGCACCCGTCGACGGGTCGTAGACGGCGCTGATGTCCTGCTGGACCGACGCGAACTGGTCATCGACCGTGGTCTCGAACGTATCCTGGCGCTGGGCAATCGACTGCTGCTCGTTGCTCAATGCCGTGACGTTCGACTCGATGGACGATGCCCGGTTGTCGAACTGCGTGTCGAGCGTTTCGATAGACTGCGCGAGCGACTGGTCAGCTGAGGACAGCGACGATAGCTCCTGCCGGATCGACGATTCGGCCGCTTCAAATGCAGTGTTTACCTCCGTGATCTGCTGAGCCAACGCCTGGCGCTCACTCACGCTCGTCAACCGCTCGGCACTGATAGCAGCACTGCCCACGGCGCTCTGGGTTTGAACGACCGCGTTCTGGAGTGCCGAATAGATCCCGTCGAGGATCTGCGTCTGCTGCACCTCGTCGATCGATGCAACGGCGTCGTCTAGTTGCGATTGCAGGGACGTGACGCTCTGCGTGATCGCGCTGGTTTCAGTAGCCAGAGCGGTGATGCGCTGCTCGAAATCAGCGGTGGTATCGCCGTATTCCGATTGCAGCGTTGTCAGCGAATCGCTGATCGCCTGGGTATCGTCGGCCAGCGTTGTGAGCTGCTGGGTCAGCGTTGCCACGCTGTCGCCGAACGAGACATCCAGCGTCGTGATTCGCTGCGCCAGCGCCTCGTCACCGCTGATCCGCGTCAGGGTCTCGACGGTCTGAGTCGCTGCACCGACGGCGTTCTGCGTCGCCGACACCGCACTGGTCAACGCCTCGAGTTTGCCGTTTAGTTCGGCGATCCGCTGCGTCTCGGTAATGTCCGCCTCGTTGTCGCCGACACGGGCTTCGAGCGTGTTGACGTCCTCAACCACGGTTGCCGCCTGCTCGACGATTGGCTCGATCTCGTCGATACGGTCCTGGGCCGCCGTGATTGCGGTGTTCGCCTCGGTCAGACCAGTCTCGAACTCCTGCCGGGCATCGCCGATCGCCTGAGCGTTTTCGTTGATGCCGTTTTCGAGCTGGTCGACCAGGCCGCCCGGGCGGCGCAGCTGCTCGTCGACATACGCAAACTCGGCATCGAACTCCTCACGGGTTGCTGCCTGCACGGGATACCAGCTAGACACGCCATAGGCATTCACGCCGCGCACCCAGTAGTAATACTGAGTGCCGGGCTGCAGGTTGGTGTCGGCGAGCTGGGTGGCCTGGCCGAGATCGACGGCGTTCGTTTCGATCTCGCCGTCGCCATCGAGCGGCGTCAGAGAGCGGCGATACTCGTAGAGCTGGCCCTGGCGATCGCTACGCGGAATCAGCGTCACCGAATAGTTGGCCGTCTCGACATCGACCGACGTCGGCGGTAGCGGTAACAGCATCGAGCTGATCGTGGTGACGCGCACAGACCAGGCCGAGAGCCGGCCAGCACCGTCGACGGCGCGCACGCGGATCTGATACTCGCCGCTGGGCGCGTTGCGGTACTCGAGCGAAGTCTGGTCAGTGGAGCCAACGTCCTGCCAGACGTTCTCGCCCGGCGGTAGCACGTTGACGATGTAATACTGCGTGCGCGGGTCGCTGCTCTTGACCCAGCTGATCAGCAGCCCCTGATGCTGGGCGCCACCGCCGAGGTAGGTGAAGCTCTCGACGCTGATATCCAGTGGCGGCGAAAGCCGTCCGGTGGGGATCAACGACGTCGGCGCTTCCGGCAGCACCAGGCCCTGCTCGATCAGCGCGAATTTGTTCGGGTTGTGCTCGAGCGCGGTGACGGTATAGGTCAGATCGTCGCTGTCTTCCTTCACGCCGACGACGCGGAACTGGCGCGGTTGGATGTTGGCGCTGGCCAGCATCCACATCGCGTACGGCATCGGCGTGGTCGATAGCGCAGCAACGAGCGTCGCCTTGTCACCGTCGAAGCCTGCGACGTCTCGCGTCTCGATGCTGCCATTGGGCATCTGTACCGAGAGCTGCCAGCCGCTACCGCTGGCGACGTCCGGGCGTTTGTCGAGCGTGACCATCTGGGTGCCGACGTTGGTGAGGCGGCCGGCCAGACGCGCGCCCGCTTTGTAGCGGTCGGAGATCTTCACGACCTCGCCCGGGCGGATGTCGGCGTGCTCCAGCCCCAGCGTGAACTCGACCGTCTGGGTCTCTTCGCGCTCGGTGTAGAGCAACCACAAACCGACACGGCGCGCCTGCCCACGCGACGTGCAGCCGAACGCGGTCACGTCGGTCTGACGCCAGCCATACTGCTGGATGCCAGCCGGATCTTCGACGACCTCGATCGACTGCCGGTAGTTGTCCGCCGGGTCGTTCCAAGTCACCAGCGCGACGGTGTGGCGCGATTTCAGCGACGAACCGGAATAGCGGAATTCGCCATCCTCGGTATCGGCCTGGCTGAAAATGCGCCCGCCTTCTGCCGCCGGCGAATCCTGCACCACCGTGACCGTGCCGGTGCCCCAGTACATCATCCCGCGAAACGCCGCCGCCAAGGTCGTCAGCACCTTGTAGGCGTCCTCGCGCGAGCTGATCACGGTGTTGATCGTGAAGCGCGGTTCGTCGTCACCGTAGCCATTGGGCACCAGCTCATCGCAATAGCGCCCGATCTCGTAGAGCGCCCATTTGTCGACGTTCTTGAGCTGCGCGCCGAAGCGCACGTTGGTGGCCAGGTCGTAGTAGATCCACGCCGGGTTATCGGTCCAGGCCTGCTGAAAAGCGCCGGACCAGATGCCGGAATAGCGGCGCGTCGTCGGGTCGTAGTTGTCCGGCACGCTGACCAGCCGGCCGCGCACGTGGTAAGCGCGAGACGGAATCGAGTTGCCGAACTGCTGGGCGTCGACCTCGAGCGCGATCAGCGCGGAATCCGGGTAGATAAATTTGCCATCGACAATGGCGGTGTAGCTCGACCAGTAGGTCTCATTACGGATGGCTGAGTCGTCGTCGTTGTCGGCTGAGAGCCGGCGCACGCGGATATCCCACGGCGCGGTGCCCTCCAGCTCGACGCGATAGGCACGCTGGTACGGGCTGGTCGTCTTGCCCTTGATGGTGTCGGTTTTGCGTGTGGACCAGCTGCCACCGCTGGGGCGCACGTCGATGGCGATCTGGACGCTGGAGCCGTGCAGGTCGCCGGTCTTCTTGTCCTGCTCGGTCAGCGCCGGAATCTGGACGGTGACGCGCACGGCATCGGTGTCGGCGTCGTTGATCGTGCGAACGAGCGGCGTGTCCTGCGTGACCTGGGCGGAGACCTCGGTTTCGTTCTCGACCGACGGAAAACCAGCAACATGGTCTTGATCCGGCAGGCCGGCGCGGGTGTCGTAGTTGACCCCGTTGAAGTTCCACGAGCCGTCGTCGGCCTGCAGCGGCGTCTCGTCGAAGAAGATCGATTTCGCGCCGTCGACCAGCCCCTCGATCGGGCCTTCACCCAGCAGGTCGATAATCCGTGCGACAGAGTTGGAGCGCAGCGTGTTCGGGTCTTCCTGCGCGACGCGGCCGCTGCCGCCACCGCTCTTGCCGCCGCCCTTGCGGCCGGTTACTTGCTCGAATGCGCCCATGGGTTACTCATCCGCTGGTAGTTGTTCCACGCTCATGCCGGCACTCGCGACGATAGAGCCGGTGTTGATCTCGCCGTAGATGACGGGCACGGCTAGCCCCTGGGCACTGTTATTGACCGGGCCGTCGAACAGGAAAGACGGCCGCTCGTCGACGTTCGCACCGTCTTCGTAGCTGCCGGTGTGCGCGGTGGTGGCCAACATGGTCGAGACGCCCGAAAGCGCAAGCGCCCCGCCGGCGATGGCGAGCGTGCTGGACGAGATCCCGAAAGCCGCCGTGCCGGCCAGTGACAGCCCACCGGTGGCGAATGCCGCGCCCACCATCGCCACGCCCAGAATCGCCTTTCCCCCGCCGCCCTTGGCGCCACCGATGGCCGGCAGGATGTGCAGCTCGCGTTTGCTGCCGAGGCCCATCGTCAGCGTCTCGTCGCTGTCCTCCCGCCCGGCGTCGAGACTGCCCCGCACCACCTGCCATTGACCCTCGAGGATCGCGTCCTTGAAGCCATCGATCTGGCAGGAGAGCGCCCGCACTGCCTCGGCCGGATCGCGCACCTCCAACGAAAAGGGACCGCCGAAGCGGTCCCCCAGGGATCCATGCAAGTGAATCTCGCGCATCGTTATTCCATCTGGCTGCGGTGTCGGTAGAAGGCCGTGACATAGTCACGCCAACGGTGGATCGGCTCACGCTTGGGCCGCCGGGTCGGATCGAACGGCTTGGCGGCGGTCAGGTGGTGAAACGCCAGGCCGTCGCCGAGATAGACGCCGGCATGGTTCGGTACCCTGGAGCGCAGCTGGCAAAAGAACATGTCGCCGCGCTTGGCCTCGCTCTGCTCGACGCGGACGAACCCGGCGCGATCCAGCCCCAGCCGATAGAGATCGCCGCCCTGCTGCCACCACTCCCAGTCGCGCGGGAACTCCGGCAGCTCGACGCCCAGCTCGAGCGCGTACCAGTCACGGATCAGGCTGTAGCAGTCGGTCACGCCATGCCGGAACGGGCGATCCTCAAGCCCGGCCACCGGCGTCTGGCCGCCCCAGTAGAACGGCTGGGAGGCGTCCTGCCCGTTGGTGCTAACGATGCCCCAGGGCACGCCGGTATCGCGCTGGCCGCGCATGTCTGCCTCGCTGGGGCAGTCGGGGCCGTCCGGGTGGCTATGCACGATCGCAGCAATGCCCCGCGCCGTCGCCCGCGCCAGCGTGCGCTTGTCGATGCGGAAGGTCGTCGCCGGGTCGCTGGCGACGTTGGCGTACTGCCGGCACTCGCCATCCAAGTAGATGATCCAGACCGCCTCGTGGGGGTATGCCGCGATGGCCTCGCGACGCAGCTGGTCGATGTGTTCGGTGAACATCAGCTCTTGTACCTCGCAAGCCCGGGCATCGCCCGGGTCGGCAACGGGTTGTTGGCACCGAAGCGGGCGCGGCAGTCGGAAAGGCACTTGCCGCACACGTCTTTAGTTTCGTCGTCAGTCGCGACGCCCTGCTGATCGAACATCGCCGCGCCGGTATAAGGGCAGGTCACGCCCTCGTACACGAAGCGCGAGCCGTTCCAATAGCGGTAGGTGTGGGTACAGGTGTCGCGCAGACACTGCCGCGCCGGGATCTTGCGGCCCTGCTGGTCCAGCGAGATCGAGAGCGTGAATTCGAGCGAGCCCCTCGCGGGGATTTCCTGCGGCTTCTGCTCGATGTGGTACTCGTCGACCGGGAACGTCGCCTCGGGGTCCGGGTCGTCGCCACCGTCCAGGTGATTGGCAAACGTGCGAATCCGCTTCACCGGTGCGCCGATCAGGTCATTGGTGGCGAGCAGCATCGAGACGATCGACACCTCGAGCGTCGACAGGCTCAGCGACGGCTGCGGCAGCGTGCCCTTGCCGTTCCACTCGAAGCCGTCGGCGGTAATCGGCGTCGGCGTGTAGGTGTAGCCGTTGAACCGGATCGGCCCGCCATCGAGCGCGGTCTGGTTGGTGAAGCGCAGGATGCCCGCCTCCCACTGCCGTGCGTCGATTTCGAACAATGTCACCACCGGCTGCTGGCTCATCGACTGCGACTCGCGAGCGATGATCTCGTTCATGCCACCACCTCACGGAATGTCGCCGAGACACGCCAGAACCGCGCGTTGATCGGCGCCTTGGCCACCGCGTCACAAATCCACTTCCGTGGTGTCGTTTCGCTCGGTTCGGTCCAGAGAAACGGCGTCAGGCCGAGGCGGTCCCTCAGGAACGGATAGACCTGGTCGAACTCGTCACGGGTCAGCGAGGACCACTGAACGCTCGCCTGGTGCTTCACGTAATTGATGCCAGCAGGTCGCCGCTGCTCGTAGCCGTCGCCGTACTGCACCGTATCGACATTGGCCTGGGGCGTGATCTGCGGCTCCCAGTCCATCGGCACATCGGGTAGGGTGTCCATTCAAACTCTCTATCTGGAAACACAAATGGAAAACTGGGTTATCGATTCGATTGACTTGAAGCTGCTGAGCCATGATCCGGGGTTCATCAACTGCAGCTTTAGCCACCGCACCGAAGAAGCGACGATTGGGGTATGCATCGATACGCCCACCAATCTCTCAAACACGTCCGTGAGCCAGTTAGAAGCCATGGCGCGCGAGAAGCTGAAGGCGGCGTTAGCGGTTTAACATCCCGCCAATGCCCTGCTGCTTTCGTAGCTCCTTGAGCACTTCGGCCCGCACCTGGTCACCCATCGCCTTACCCTGTCGCCGGGCATCGGCGTCACTGACGCCCGGCTGGGCCTGCACGTTGACCGATACCGACATATGGATATCGCCACCCTTGCCGCCGTAGTAGTGGCTCTGGTTGGCTGCGTTCGCTCGATCCAGATATTGCTTCAGATCTGCGTTGGTGCGGCGATCAACGACACGCTCGTTCTTCTGCAGGTTCCAGGTACCATCGGCGGGGATGCTATCGATGCCGTCGTGGGCCTGCCCAGCAAGACTCGTCGACGAGATCGTACTGACGATGCTCGCCGTCTGCGCCGCGACCGTAGCCATCGCCGGCAGGTTGGTCGGGAACGGCAGCGCCGCCGCGCTGGCGATGCCCTGCTGGATCTTCACGATGGAGTCGGCAATAGCGAACGCTTTCGATACCGCGAACATCGCCTGATAAACGCCGCTCTGCTCACCCGCGAACGACTTCGATAGGTCGGACAGGCTCCCGAATAAGTCCGAGTAACCCGCCAATCGCGCCTGCTGCGTCTGCGCATCGATCTGCTGCAGCTGCGCGGCCCGCTGCCGCTCGAGATCCGCGATGACTGCGCCGTACTCGTCGGCCTTGTCCGCCTCCGCCTGCTTGAAATCCTCATACATCGCGATGCGTTCGGCGTACCACGCCTGCAGCTGCGCCCGCTCCTGCTCGATGCGGTTGGCTTCACCGAACGCACCGGAATACTGCGCGTCGAGCCCCTGCACCTGCGGGGCGCCTTCGCGGGCCTGATCGGTGATCGCCTTGCCCACGTTGCGTGTCGCGATGCGCCCGGTAGCGCCGCCGATCTGCTGCGCCTGGTCCCGCGCGTCGAACAGATCCGACAGGCTCGCCGAGCCCACGTAGTTGTCGAGCAGATCCTGGCGTTGCTGGAGTAGATCCAGCTCCTTGGCGCGATTCTTGAGCAGCTCCTTCTGCTGCTGGTCCAGCGCTTGCAACGCGCCAGATTCCGTCTCGTAGGTGACGCGCGCCAGGTTCGACGTTTTGCCCATCAGCGCGATCTGCTGCGCCAGGCTCTCTGCTGTCGAGTCGTAGCGGCTTTTTAACTGCTCGGCGGCTTTCTGGGCTTCGCTCTTCGTGGTGCTCTGCGTGCCATTGAGCTTTTTCAGCTGGTCGTCGATGTAGGCGATCGACCGGCGAATGGCGTCGGCTTTCTCGGGTTCTTCATCGAGCGCAGCGGTCAGTTTCTTGCGATCCGCCAGCAGCTTCTGACGCGCTGCATGATCCTGGTCGTAGGCAGTCAGTAGCGGCGAGAGCGTGTTGTAGAGCCGGTTGTTTGCCGCCGACTCGTCATCAGCAGCCGCTGCACGGCCCTGAGAGGCCGCCGTCGACAGTTGCAAGCCAGATGTCAGCGACGTGAACGTATCGAACACGGTGCCGTTAACGGCTGCGAGTTCCTGTTGTTTGCTGGCCAGCTTCTCGTTGACCGCGTCGACGCTGCTGTATCCGGCCGTGATGCGGTCGAACCAGTTACCGTTCGCCAGCGTTTCGAGGTAGCTGATCTCGGTCTTGAGCGCGGTGGTGCGCGAGACGTCGACACCCAGCCCACCACCGATTCCCAATTGATCGGCGGCGAAGATCTTCAGGCGGTCGTCGAGCGTGCCGAGCTCCTGCAACATCTGCAGGCTGCCTTTGGCGAAGTTCCCAGCCATCTCCGCGCCGAGGCTCGCAAGATCATTAAGGGACGACTTGAACGCTGGATCTGAGATGATGTCGTTCAGGTCGCCAAGGTTATCGACCGTCTCGTTGATTGCCGGCGCAACGGCAATCGTCAGGCGATTGGCGAAGCCCTCGGCAAAGCCGGTAACCCGTGTCAGGTTCTGCCCCGCTTCGGCGAGCGCGGCATTCTGCTGTTCGTCAAGCGCGTAGCCGAAGTCCCGCGCTTCGTCCGCTGCCGCCTTGAGACCGGCGGCGTTGTTCTCGAGTAGCGGCAACATGCGCGACAGGTCGTTACCCAATGACTCCAGCGCGTTGACGCGGGCCGCCCGGGGCAGCTCGTTTAGTCGTTGCGCGATCGCCAGCAGCTGCTCGTCGGGGCGAAGATCAATCAGGTCTTCGATTGATAGACCCAGATTGTTGATGACGTCGAGCGCTTCCCCACCGCCATTGGCATAGGCGTCACCGATCTTGTCGGAGACATCCTTGAGAATGTCGCCCATGGCGTCGCTCTGCAGTCCGACACTGCTCGCGGCGTACTGCATTTCCTGCAGGCGAGTCGTCGAAACCCCAATTGACCGCGCCATTGCCGCAGTTTCGCGTGCCGCATCGGCTTGGCGCACGATCATCGCCGCGACACCTGCCGTCGAGAGGCCCAGTGCGCCAGCAAATCCGGTAACGACGCCCTTGGCTGCATTCCAGCTGGCTGACAGTCTCTCGGTCGCCGACTGGGTATCCTTTTCGCTACGCTGCAGGCGATCGAGTTCTTCCCGGTTGGCCTTGATTGCGCGCACGCCACCCTTGCCATCGCCCGTGATGACGATGCCGGTCTCGAATTTCTTGGCCATGGGAACCTCAAATGACAGGCAATAAAAAACCCCGCCGAGGCGAGGTTTTCGGTATTAGGTTGGCTCTAGCCCTTGAACTCCAACAACCACTGTATGGCCTTGGGTGAACACTCCAGCGTAAGTCGCTTACCGCCTTCGATGTCAAGATCGGCGACGTTGCGCTTCTCTTTGATGAATCCAATGCCCAAGCCCAGCAGCAAGCCGAAGAAAGCGCCGACGAGCCCAAGAAGCATAAGCCCGAGATAACCGAGAATGAGGATAGCGAGCAGCCCTTTCCCGGCGTGAAATCCACCAACACTCTCGGTACGAGTATCGATGTTCTCGACTTGGCCAGGCTTGAATAGATACTTTTGCCCCGACTTCACCACCAGCGTGTTATCGCGGCTGATATGGGCCGCACCACTGGTCCCGAACGATCCACCGATAACCTTCATCAATCCCCCTGCGCGTATCGCTTTGTGTCGTATGCGCAACACTACGCCACGATCCGCGCAGGCTGGCAACGGTTAGTCGTTGATCACTTCCATCGCCCCGCGCTCGATCTGCCCTACCTGCTCGAACACCTGCCAGGGCTCGGCGATACCGCGCAGCCGGATCACAGCCTCGACCGCGCCATAATCCAGCCCCTGATAGATGATCGACTTACCGGTGACGATCGTGCGCCACTGGCTGCCGCACGACAGAAACACCTGCAGCGCGTCCCAGTGTTCCGGCCAGCAGTCGCACGTTTCCGGCTGGTAGTAGCTGTCAGGCAATGAAACTCCCAGAATCTGCGCGTCGCTGGCCAGCTCGTTCTTGCCACCTGAGCCGGCGCCGGCCCAATGCCGGCCCAGGTCTCTCAGTTTTTTTGCGCGGCCGCCGCATGCCCCGCCTGGGCGCTGAACCAGCTATGGATCAGCGGCCCGCGCGTATGCGGCCATTTCAGGAACCACTCGCGCAGCTCGGCGTCATCCTCGACCGCTTTGCCTTTGCCATCGGTGATACCCAGCAGCTCGACCAGGTCGTCCTCGACCAACTGCTCGTCGGAGACGTTGCCGGCGTTGATCTCCTTGATCTTGGCCTGGCTGTCATCGACCGGGTACAGCTTCCAGCGCGCCTGGCAAGTGCTCGGCTCGCCCGTTTCCGGGTCGACGATAGTCACGTCGACCTTGATGGTAGTGATGTCGCTTTTGACGATCATGCGCGGTCCCTTACGTATAGGTGATGGTGAATTCGTCATCGCCCTGGTCGGGGTTCAGACGCATGTCCATCGAGTAGTGAACGATGCCGTCGCTGTCGCTTCGGCTGATCGTGGCCAACTGAACCTTGGGCGCGTCGACCTTGATGATGTTGCCGGCGACGGTGCCGTGGGTCAGCGAGACCGGTTCGAGAGTGATCGTTTTGTGGCTCTCGATCGCTTCGAAATAGTTCTTCGTCGCGATGTTCGGCGCTTCGATCTCGACGCTACCGGTACTCTCGCGATCGGTCACCTGCACGCTCTCGCAGCCGATCAGCGCGCGGTAGTTAATGGTGTTGCCGATGTTGAGGCTCAGCGATTGCAAGCATCCCTCATAGCCGTGAACGCTGCGGCCCGGCGTGTTCTGCTTGTTGACCACAACTTCGTCGACGACGTTGGCCGGTTGCTTGTTGATCGCCTCCGTCAACGCCTCGGGTCGCGAATAGAAGCCAGTGAACGTAAAGGACATCGTCGGGAACTGCTTGGCGGTAAATGACCACTCCACCGTGCCGCGCACGCCAGGCACTTTCTGCAGCTGGCCGTCTTCGACGAACCAGACACAGACTGACTCGGCGTCATCCGTCACCGGCTGATAGGTGACCGAGACACCGGCTTCGATGGTTTCGGACATCGAGCAGGCGCGCAGCAGCAGCCCATACGCGGGTGGCGTACCCGGCACGCCAGAACCGGCAGCCGGAACCGTAGCGGTTACGGTGGTATAGGGCGCCGCGTTGGCCTGCGCCACAGCGCCGAAGTTCTGGCGCAGACGGTCGCGGGTGACGGTGTCGCCTTCGTAGGGGCTGGAATCCAGCTCGGAAACGACGATCAGCACCGCATCGGCGATTTCCGCGCCGGCACCGTAAGTGGCCTCCGGTGCGGCGAGCAGCAGCTTTTTACGCGTCTTCATCGGCGTCTGGCTCCTGGGTGGGTTCGGGTTCGACGGCCGCTACCGGCGCGTCCTCGGTGTCTGACTGCGGTTCGGCTTGCTTCTTGCCGCCGCTGAAATGGGCAAGCTCGGGCTTGCCGCCGCGCAGCACGTAGCTGCCGCCGGATCGTGCGGGCATGGGGTTTCCTCGCGTTAGCGAATGTGGGTATCGGTCGACCACATCTCGAGCCACCAGACGTAGCGGCCTTTCACGTCCGCCTGCTGGCCGCTCTGGTATTCCATGGGGTCGTGATAGGGGCTGAAGTCGTGTCCGAAAAGCGCGCGGCGCACCTGCTTTCGCAGCTCGCGGAACCGATCGCGTGGTGTGACGATCCAGACGCCGTAAACCTGCTTGAGCGCCTGCACCGGTCGCAGCGTCTCCGCCGAGCCTTCGGCCGCATCGTTCTCGATGTAGACGAACGCGGCGGGCAGCTCTTCGCTAAGGTCGTCTATCGGCTCGGCGAACCAGGCCTCGTTGACGCTCTGCAGCAAGGGGCACTCGGCGCGCAGGCGCTCTATCACTTCCAGCGTCAGATCATCGCCACTGGCAATCTCGCTCATCCTTTGCCTTCCTCCTCGAGCAGCACTTCCATGCGACGCGAGAACTCACGCGGCAACACGTCTCGCGCCACATCGGTCGCGCCGGTAATCACAGATTCATGCGCGACCATGCCGGGGATCGAGGGGCCATACTGGATGCGTGGCGACCCATCCTTGGCCCGGCGCATGATCTCGCCCTTGGCGTACCAGCCGCCGCGCACCACCTGCCGGCCCTTATCCTTGCGAACGCGAACCGAGACCCGGCGGCGGCTTGTCTTGAACTGACGACCGCGCACGCTGGTCGCCGTCACGCTAACCTTTCGCGTGCTCGGCTTGAACGTGGAAAGCGGCAGACGCCCGCCAATGTAGACGAGCGCCCGGGTGGCCATCTGGCGATATTTGCGGATCTGAACCTTGCCGTTGAGATCCTTGGCGCGCAGCGGATAGACGCCGCGAACCTCGCGCGAGATGTACGTCCGCACGCGGCTCGTGGCCGTCGCCACCGACTGCCGTAGCGCTTTCTCGACCACACCATCGTTGAAGCGCTTTTTCAGGCTGTTGAGACGGTTGATGTCGTGCTCGTACTTGATCATCCAACCTCCAGCTGGCGAAAGTCGCCATCGTCGGTGAGCTGGCTCAGCACCTCCCACGTCTTCCCGTCGATCACGATCTCGTCGCCGCGCTGGTACGTCGGCACCTGCGCCACCGGGATCTCGACCGCCTTGACCGACTTAGGGAGCTGATCACCTTCCTTGTAAACCTCGAACGACAGATCCAGCCCATACGGCACGCCCGCGATCGTCTCGCCGTTGGCGCGCCGGTAGGTGGCCAGGCCGTCGGCGAGGTTTTCAGCGAGGACGCGGTTAGCCCGCGCCATCGCTTTGGCGAAGCGGCTCATTACGCGCCGCTGGCGACGCTGGCCAGACCTTGGACGATGAACACCGTCGCGAAGCCGTCGGAGGCGTCGGTAGTCAGCGCCCCAATCGGGCCGGTACTGTCGGCAGCACCGGCGGCGACCATCTCGCCATCGAGCATCGACACGCGGGCACCGGCGAGCAGCCCGGATGCGCAAGGAACCTCTTTCCACTCGCCGTAGGTGTGGCCGACGAACTCTTCGCCCTCGTCAGCGCTGTCGAGCGGCACCAGCGTCAGCGCGCCGATCACCACGGGAATACCGGACGTCACGCCACCAGCGGGCGCGGTCATGGTCAGCGTCTTGCCACTACCGTTGAAATTCTTAGCCATGGTTGGCTCTCCTGTTGGAAACAGTCTTAGACGTGACAAAGTCACACCTAGAGAATCGCGCCCACAAAAAAACCGCCGGCGGCGGTCATCGGTGAGCGCGAGGGGTTACGCTGCCAATCAGTTGCCCGGCAGCTTCACCAGCGTGCGGTAACTCAGCGGGGCGACGCCGGCATCCATGCGAACCTTGAACACCGCGCCGTCGACCGTGAAGCCCTGCTGCTGCTCCAGATACGGCGAGCTGTTCCCGTCCAGATACGCCACTTCGATGGTGTCGAACTGGTTCGGATCGGCGGTCATGTAGCTGGTCGTCTTGCTCTGATCGTCGAGACGCGCATCCGCGATAACTTCGGTCAGACCGCGAACCGGGTTGGGTACGCGCGCCTCGGCCATCGCCGGGTCGAACTCGGCGGCATAGAGCGCACGGGTCGTGGACTCCATCGACACCGGCGTCAGGTGATACTTGGGTCGGATGTTCAGCGTCGCGTTGCCTTCCTTCTGCGTCGCCATCATCGTCTTGGCCTGGTCGATGCGAGCGATGGAGAGCGCACCCGCTGTCAGCTGGTTACCGCGATCGGCGCTGAACAGCTTCTTGTTGTCGCCCATCGTCGGGTTGGAGCCCAGCAACGCATAGACCAGATCGCCGACGGTACGGATTGCGGCGCGGCCCATCATGCGCGGGATACGCTGCAGCGCCGACAGGTCGTCGTTGATGATTGCCTGACGGGTGATGCTCAGCAGTTCACCGTAGGTGGCCAGCATGATCTGCTCGCCGCGATCACCGACGCTGGCGTATTTGTATTCGGCGCCCTCGCGCACCTTGCGCAGCGACGGGAAGGTGGTCAGGTCGACACGCTGCATCGGACGGAAGTCCGGCAGGCTGCCCTGGGCGGTCCATTTCTGGAACGTCTCCTCGGCCTCGTCGTAGCCCTTGAGCATCTGACGACGTGCCACATCCGCCAACAGGTGGCCGAAGTCGCTCGAGGTGTGCGTGAACGCTGCGCCGGCAATCGACATGCGGTCGCCGCCGAGGCTGGCAATACCCACGCCACGCTCGGTCAGAGAGGCGCGCGCCATTTCCATCAGCGTCATGCCGGCATAGGCGTTGTCTTTCTCCAACGCGTCCAGCTGAACACGTGCCGCGATGGCGTTGCGGATGCCGTCGCCGACGATGTTGCCGTTGCCGGCATGCACGCCGTGATCGGTACGTGGCGGCGCAGTCGGCTCGGTACTGGCACCGAGCTTAGCCAGCAGTTGCTCGCGCGCGGCCTCGGCGTTGATGCTCATGTCATCCAGCAACGTGTCGCGCAGGGCGTTGTGCTGCGGGAAAGCCTGGAACACGGCCCTAACCGCGTCGCGGCGAGCGCGTTCCTGCTCCTGGAACTGCTGCATGGTCGGTGCCGGCTGACTGCCACCCTGCGGCTGGCCACTGGCTGGCGCGCCACCTTGCGGCTGGCCCCCGTCACCTTGGCCACCAGAGGGCGAACCACCCTGCGGCTGAGCGCCTTGAGGCTGACCGCCAGCGGGTTGACCACCTTGCGGCTGGCCACCTTGAGCGCGCGGCGCCAGTAGATTTTTCAATGCGTCGGGCATGTGCTCGAACTCCTGCAGTCGTTTCGATTTGAGCGATGCCGCCATGGCCAGCGGCTCCACCAGTTGATCGGCGAAGCCGTGCTCCACCGCTTCGGGACCGGATAACCAGGTTTCGGCCGCAAGCCAGCTGCGGATCTCGTCTTCGGTCTTTCCGGTCTTCTTCGTGTACGCCGTCAACAGCGTGGTCTCGACCTTGTCGAGCAGTTCCGCGTAACGGCGCATGTCGTCGGAATTGCCGCCCTGGATGCCCCACGGTTTGTGGATCATGATCATGGCGTTTTCGGGGATGTAGACGGTGTTCCCCACCATCGCGATGACCGAGGCCATCGACGCCGCCAACCCGTCGATATAGACGTTGATCGTCGCGGGGTGATTGGCGAGCAGGTTATAGATCGCCATGCCTTCAAAGACGTCACCGCCAGGACTATGGATGTGCAGGTTGATGGTCTGCACCTCGCCCATGGCCTTGAGATCCTGCGAGAACTGCTTGGCGGTCACGCCCCAGGCACCAATCTCGTCATAGATAGCGATCTCGGCGACGCCCTGGGCGACGGCGCGGATCATGTACCAGGTCTGATTCCCTACCTGATCAATCGCCGTTGTCGTTGCCGCCATCGCCATCGGTCTGGCGAAGCTGCCGGTTACGATCGCGGGCAGTGTCAGGCTTGGTGTTGCCGTACTGGTCTGCACCGTTCTTGCCTCCGTAGTTCTCGTGATAGGCGTCGGAGCTGAACACCAGCCCCTTTTCGCGATTCTCCGCGATCTCGTCTTCGCGGCTCTGTTTCAGCTCCTGCGGGTTACGCCCGCGGGCTCGCGCCACTTCGCTCTCGTCGGCAAAGCCCGCCGAAACCAGTTGCTCCCACGCATCCGCTTCGCGGCCGGGATCGATCCACGGCATGACCGGACCGAGATAGAAAGCGTTGTAGAGCGTGCTGCGGTCGAGATCTGACGGCAGCGTGACTCGGCCGCTGGCCACCGCCATATCGACAAAGCTGCGATAGACCCGCCGCGACCACTGATCACGGAACTGACCTTGCAGCAGGTCGTAACCCAGCTGAGCCTCGACAAGTTCCTGACGCTGAGCGCTGTAGGTTCCGTTGTAGTCTCGGTTCGCCGTGGAGTACCCCATCCTCGTACCAGCGGCGACTGCCCGCACCATCGCGCCCCGGAACCCATCCAACAGCGCGCTGGGTCGGTTCGACTGGATCGTGCCGACATCCTCGCCAGGCATGAGGCCGTCGAACACCATGCCGGGCGCAATCGGGATCGTGCGCGCCCCCGTTGAGGGAACACCACCCTGCTGCTGGCTTTGATCTTTTTGATTAAGGCCGTATTCGTGCGGGTCGCCCTTCTTGATATACATCGTCATCGCCGCCGCGATGCGTGCCGCGACGCGCTCGCTCTCTTCGTAGTCCTTGAGATCCGCCAGACGCTGGATCACCGCATGAAGAACCGAGATTCCACGGGACTGCTGCAGGCGCTTGCGATGCGCCAGGTGAATCATGTTCTCCGCCGGCACTCGTTTGGTCGACAGCGAAAACGCCTTCATGTCGCCGGGGTGCTGCTTGTAGACGTGATACGCCCGGACGCGGCGCCAGGCATTACGCTCGATGCCAGCGAAGATTCCCTGGCCGGGATCGTCGAAGTGGATCGGCATGAAATCCGCTTCGAGGCATTCCAGCGCGTAGGGCACGTCTGTCAGGTGGTCGTAGAACGGCACGCGGCCGCGCAACTCCTGCGCCAGCACTTCACCGTCGCGCAGCCAGCTACGCACGACCAGTCGTTCCATCTCCGGGCGCGTCATCTCGCCGGTGGTTTCGGGCCTGAGCGACCACGCCGCCCACTCGGCCTTGAGCTGCTTGGCCAGTTCTCGATGCCGCTTGCCGTCCAGCGTGAGCGGAATCGGCTCGACGCCCATGCCGTCAGCCCCGACGATGCGTTCCTCGAGACGGTCAAAGATGCCCGTGACCAGGTCGTGGTTTTCATCCAACCAGCGGGCCTGCTCGCGCAGCGAGCGTCCGCCGATCTGCGCCGTCATGTCGCCACTCAGCACCGAACCCTTGGCCTTGTTCGTGCGGGTTCTGTCGGCGGCTTCGTAGGCGTTGAACATCTGCCTCGCTGCCGCGCGACGCGCGCCCCACTGAGGCGCCACAGCAGCAATCGCACGTTCGAATCGGTTACTCATCGACGAACCTCGCGAAGCTAAAGACGCCGCCACCGCGCCCTCTGAGTTGCTGAACGCGGCGCTCCCAATACTCCCGCCCCTTTCGGATCTCGGCGAGATTGGCCATGGTCAGCGTGCGGCCGTTCTTCGAGAACGACTGGCCTTGCAGCACCGCCATTTCGGCTTCGATGTAGAAGCCGACCATGTCTTGAGCTTGCTGGACTGGGGTCATACCCACGCCCCTCCTGGAGTCTGTAGCCAGCCACCACCATCCCCACCAGGCGGTGGTGCAGCGGGTGGTGTCGGTGGTGTGTCGTCGTCATCCGGTGCAACGGCAACCGGGCCATCGAGATCGAATCCGAAACGCTCCTGCGAGATCCGCAACGCGGCCAGCGCCAGCACCGCACAGTCGAGACCTTCGTTACGCCGCCCGCCTGAATCCCAGCGATAGACGGCACGGCCCTGGACGATCTTTCGAACCTTGATCTCGGCGGTGATTTGCTTGACCTCGTCGCTGTCACAGATGGCGTCGTTCGCCGGCAGGTGAATGCAGCCAGGGACCGGCTCACCGGCATTGGGTTGGATCTGTAGGCGATTGAAGATCAGTTCCTTGGCGTTATCCGTTCCGATCTCGGTCAGGAAAACGCCCTTGCTGTTGCGCTTGCGCGGGAAGTTCTGGATCGGCTTGCCGTAGACGTTTGCGCCCCTGGTGGGGATCGCCCACTGAATACCGTGGCGCTTCGATGCCTTGTAGACCTCGTCGGTGTAGTGACCACCGGAGTCCCAGCACCACCGCACGACCGTCATGCGCGAGCCATCCGCCCGGGCGTAGATCTTGTGCATCCGCTCGCCGACCTTGCGCAGAAGCTCGGCGCCAGCCGGGTCGCCGTAAATGATCCAGCGGTCGATGAGCCAGGATTCTTCCTGCGCGCCGTAGGCATAGACGCGACCTTCGTAACGGTCGTCCTGCGTATCGATGCCACCGAACAGCCCCACCGCCCGGTCGGGCACTTCGGGGAATACCTCACGGCGGTTATGGAGGATTTCCCAGTCGAGTTTCTGCCCGGCAGTGTCGTCCCACGTCTCGCCCAGCGTCGTGTTGACGAACGTTTTGAGCTTGATCGGGTCGCCCTTGGCGTTCAGAAAGTCGTAGACGATCTGAGTCCAAGTGGTCAGCGGGCTGTAAGCGGTCCAGATGTAGAACGACACCGCGCGAGGCGTGGCGATTGGCTCGTCGTTGACGTTGAACCACTCGATCCCGTCGCGGGTCCAGGAGCCCGTTTCATCGCAGACATAGCGGCCCTGGCCGATATGGAATTCGCGCGACTCGTCGTGCAGTTCGTGCTGACGGATCACGCATGCGTTGTGCTCGCACTGGTAGTGCGCGGTATCCGGCTTACCCTGGTCCCACTTGATGCCGTATCCCGACTCTTTGTCGCCCCACTTCAACACCTGCTCTTCGCCACAGTGCGGGCACGGGACGTGGAAACGCAGCCGTACCGGCGCTTCGGCGGCGGCTTGTTCCATCATGCACTGGCCGGCGATCTTGAGCGTCGAGCCACGAATAGACTTGCGGTAGGTGGCACCTTCCAGGCGCTTGTCGCCCAGACTGGTCGGCGTCCCCTCTTTCTCGATGTCACGGTCGAAACCGGCCAGCTCGTCGTAGATAACGACGTCCGCCGAGATCTCGCGATAATTTCGAGCCGCCTTACCACCGTGACAGATCAGCTGCTTGCCGTTGGCGAACACCTTGGCCGAGATCGTGTTATCACGGTGTTTCTTGCCGTACCACGGCGCCAGCGCGCGCACCGCACCCACGTCGCGAATCATCGTCTCGACGTGGGTTTTCATGAAACGGTCACGGTCGTCGTCCGTTGGCGAGAACGTCAGACAGTTGCGCTTCTTGTGCTCAGCGAAGTACCCCAGCGCCGCCAGCAGCATCTTGGTGTAACCGAGGCGGGCCGACTTGGCGACGTTGACCACTTCGATCTGGTCGTTCGTCATCGCGTTGAGAATCGCGCGCTGAAACGGCAGCGTCTGCCAGCGGCCCTCGTGGTAGCTCGATTCCGACGACAGGTAGAAATTCTCGTCAGCCCACTCGACGCCTGTCACGGGCGGCGGTTTGTAGAGCGCAGCCAGGCCGGCGCGCACGCTCTTGGCGAACTCGTCGACCTGTTCAGGTGTTGGCGTCGATGTACTCATCCAGGAATTCCGGCAGGCGTTGGTCGAGCCCCGCCGCCAGGTTCCGCGCCTTGCTCAGTTCCCGCGCGAGCGTTTCCAAGTGGCGCACCTCCAGGTCGGGGTGCTTCCGCTTCATCGTCGATGCCAGCGTGTCGAGTATCGTCGCGATCTCGGCGCCCGTTCGGGACAGCGCAAAGATGGCGAATTCGGCCGGCACGGACTGACGCGCAGCAATGGCGTTTTTCTGCTCCTGCCCCTCTGCCTGAGCGGCAGTCAGCCGTCGACGCTCAACCGCCAACTTGTATTCGATGAACGGGTCGATTTCCTCGTCGCCATCGGTTGGCTTTGGTTGGTGCTTTTCGGCCTGATGCGCTAGCCGCCTTTCGACCACGGCGGCGCAGTCGAAATAGACCGACCGCCCGACCTTGGCCACCGGCTCGACGCCCCATTTATCGAAGGCTTGCGTAGAAATCCGCAGGCTCTTGGCCATGTCGGTTTTGTTCAGCCAGCCGGGGTGAAGCTGGGTCGGCTTATTCCCCTTCGACATAACAACAACCTCGGCTCAGGAAATTTTCGTATGTAGCCAAATTCCGAGATGCTTTGCCCCCGTACTACGGGTAGGGGGTGGGGGAGGACCCAAGCCAAAAAATGCACCGAATCGGTGCATCAATCGGCCTCGCCAGCGATCGGCGAAAGCTGGGCCGCCACCGCCGCCCGATCGGCGTTCGCTCGGCGTCTCAACGACTCATAGTCAGCGAGCAGGTCGAGCACGCCGCGCCCCTTAGTCGCCTGCAGGCTGGGCGCTGGCAGCGGATCAGTCAGATACGACGGCATCACCGGGCACATCAGCATCGGCGGCGGGATCTTCGTTGGGGAGGCGCCGCACCCAGTCAGCAATGCCATCAGGCATAGGCCGATCCAGCCATTCCGACTCCTCGCCATCGCTGCTCTCCATCGTTTCCAGTTCCGATCGTCGTGCCTCGATCCAGTCGGCCGCAGCATCCAGCGCATCCTGCCGATCATCGAGCGCCCGGATGGCCGACTCGAACTGTGTGCGTTGCCAATCTGCTGTCGTCATTGCCGCTTCCGCCGCTTCCTCCGCCGCCGTCTGCCGAACCTCGGCAAGATCGGCGCGGCTCGATTGACCGTCATAGGCAAGCCACCCCACCAATGCCATGACGCCGACTAGCCCCCAAGGCAGGGCGCGACCCGCAAAAAACGAGCCCATCACTCAACCCCCATGAGACAAAGCGAACGCTCTTCGGCCCGGCGTGTCACCAGTCCACGCAGGCGCTTCCCGCCCGCATAAACCCATCGCGGCAGCTGATTACACGCGCCCACAATATCGCCAGCGTTCAGCGTCTTAAGAAGCGTCGAACCGGCAAAAGCACCACGCCCTACGTTGAAAACGAACGAGCCCAGCGCAGCCCGGGTCGTTTCAGGAATTTCCACCTCGGTCAGCTCATCGACCGCATTCAGCGCCTGACCTAAATCGGAACGCAAAAACGCTTCGCACTGTTCCGGCGTTGCTGTCATGCCGGCCGTGATGCTGCCGGTGTGGCCCGTGCAGATCGTCCAGATGCCCGCAGCATCCTGGTAGCTCTGCATCTCCGTACCTTCGAACCACGGCACGATCAGCAGCATGATGCCCATTGCGCCACCGGCGATGGCGCCGCCGAGCTTCTTAGTCAGGCGCACCGTCACCCCCTCGCCGCGATCGCCGGCGCTCGTCGAGGTACTTGATGACATCGAACGACAGGCGCGCCACGACCAAAACCACCCCGGCAATGCTGACGAGATCAGCGGTAACGACCTGTACGCCACCAAACTGAAACAGCGGCATATTGAGTAGCGTCATGGCATCGCCTGGCGACGGCATGACGCCGACGCCTGCAGCCTTGGCGCTAGACGACAATGCCGTTACGCCACTGCCACCGCCGTACGCGATCACGCGACCAGTATCGACTTTCATTCGCCACTCCGAATTTCGGGCACAAAAAAGGCCCAGCCGGTGAGGGCTGAGCCAAACAAGGAATCATGCAGGTGGACCCGGTGTGCGCCGCATGCACAGCAACACACCATGACCGCAACGATATAGCTAACTGTCACGCTTTGCAACAACGATCATCAAAAAGAGACATCGGAGACAGGTCGTTTTTCGCTTCGACCCCCAATAACGGACACTCCTAACGGTTAAATCCGGGCGATCCTAGACGGCACCGCGCCACCACTGGGCGGCATGGTTGTCGGCTCCTGACGTCTGTCTCGGTATTGTCTCGGTCAGAATGGTGGAAATTCCGCGTTCGAAAAGCCATTGGTGATAGCGGCTCAAAGCCTCTTCCGCTTGGCGTTCCACGTACGTATGGATATAGGTTCGATCGAGATCCGATAGCGCATGATTCAGCAGCAGCTCGGAAACCAGGTAGTCGACGCCCAGATCCGCCCACGCCGTCCGCGCCAACTTCCGCAGATCGTGGGACGTCCACTCCCCTGCAGCGATATCGTTCACCCACTCATGCGCCGCCGACTTGCCGATCGGCTTGCCTTGCGAGCCCGGGAACAGATAGACACCCCGATACCCCCGCGATAGCTGCCACTCCCGGTATCGCTTCAACAGCGTCAGCGCGACGTCGGTCAGCGGCAGGCGATGCTCCCGCCGCGATTTCACATGCTCGGCGGGGATCGTCCAACGCCGGTCGGTCGATAGATCCACATGCCGCCACTTCGCCAGGCGCGTTTCCGAGATGCGCGTCCCGAAGAGCAGCACCAGCAACAGCAGAACGCACACCTCGACACGCCCAGCACCGATAGACGGCAGGATCTCCGGCAAATGATCAGCGCGCAGGCGACCCGGCTTCGGCTTCGCTCGAGCATCCAGGAAGTCAGACAGCCTCACGTCCGATACCGGATTGCTCGCGATCTGCCCCACCTTCGACGCCTGCTTGAACGCCACCTTCAGCACCGACAGCACCTGGCGAATCGTCGACACGGCATAGCGGGCCTGCATCGGCCACACCAGATGATCGTCGAGATCCGAAGGCGCCAGGTCATCCAGGGCGAAAGCCCCCAGGGCAGGCAACAGATGCCGATTGATCGCGACGCGGAATTGCGACTTACGACTGGCAGAGAGCTGCCGGTTCTTCTCGGAGCGATCCCGGAACCACACCAGCAGATCTCCCACCGTCTGCCAGCTCGTCGCACCCACCGGCGACGTCGGGTCGACCGCCAGCCTCGCCTGAATATCCGGCAGTTGGGCAATTACCGCCCGACTCGCCAGATCCGGCCAGGCGCCGATTTTCCGCCAGTGATCGGCACCGCCCGCAAAGCGCACTACGAACCATGACGCCCGCGTGCGAGCCTGGTTGAACCGCACGCGCAGGGGGTAGCGCGGGTCGCGCAGCTGGCGAATAGCAGGGTTGGCCATGTGCCGGCGAATGACGGCATCGGAGAGATTGACGACCAGTGTCGCCGGGGAATGATCGGGCATCGGCTGAACTCCGGGCAGCAGCGGCCCGCGCAGCCGCGACAGTGCGGCCGCGAGCCGATGCGATAGCGTTAAAGCGTTATGGCGTTACGTTTCGGAAGGGGTTGAGCGGCGCCACTCCCGCTCACGAACACGGTCATTCAGCGACTCGATGGCACGCTCAATATCGAGCCTGGCATGCTCGTTATAGGAATTGGCATAGGGGCCGCGCTGCAGATGGTCCAGACGATCCAGGCAGATCGCCAGCAGCGCCTCGAGGCTCACGCCGTTGACACCATGATCGGCGGGGTTGCCCTGCTGGAACTGGACGTGACACAACACCCCAGCGCCGGACGTGACGACGTATTGGCTCTGATCGCCACCCGGCCCGTACGGGCCTTGCGCGGTGATTTGGATATTCATGTCGGCCCGACCGGGCTCGATGTGGTGCCGTGTCACTTGCCTGACGGTATTCATGAGGAAACCTCTTGTCGGTTCTCCCGGCGGGCGCATTGCCGTGCGCGATTCCGCCAGCACTTGCTGGATCATTGCATCGGGGAAAGCCCGCTTGTCAGCGGGACGGCATGTCGGGACCAGCGACATAACGCCTGCAGGCTCTCCCCGATGGCCAGTAGCTTCGCCCTACTGGCATAGCGTCATATCGTTACAGCGTTACACTCACGACCCGAGCGGCGCCGAACTGCGCCACCACCCGTTCGAATGCCTCGGCTTCGGTGGCCAGCGTCGACGACACCATCGAGAATGACTTGATCTCGCCGGTATCGGCATCCACCACCTCGACGCGAAATACCCGGTTGCCGCTCATCGCTCGACACGCCTCTCGACTTCGTCCCGCCCCCAGGCCAACCGACGGCGATAGGTCCGAACGGACACCTTGAGCAATGCCGCCTTTGCCGCCTGATCCGTCCGGTGCGGGTTATACGGGCGGTGCCCGTGGCGCTCGCAGACTCCCGCATGCGCCGCGTTATATTCCAGACGCAGCACGTCGGCCGCCAGCGTCTCTTCCAACGCGATCGCCAGTACCGCCGCCTCGACCCGCTCCTCGATAGGGAACGCCGACGCACACACCACGTCCGCGCAAATCCCACTCGGCACGATCTGACCCTTGCCGTCCATCCACCTGGCCAGCACCGAACGCGGCGCGGCATGGTGGTTGCCCTGCTCGAGCCAGAGCGCCCAGGCATCAAGCAGATCATCGATCCGGGTTCGTGCGCGTCGCGCCATCGTCAGGCCTCGATGATCTCGATCGGGTACAGCGCCTCTACCTGCCGCTTTTTCAGCTTGTACGTGTCGGCGCGGTGGCCTTTCACGTCCACCCATGCCACCGACCCGTCGGCCAGGAATTCCACGAAATCGATCACGTACTTGACGCCACCGGGCAGCTCGATCGGCACCTGGCGCAAGAACATCGCCACTTCGCCGGACTGCTGCCGCGCCTGGAGCTGCAGGTAGTACGTCGCCTCTTTCTTCGAGTCGAACGCGATACCCGCCACCGTCGTGCGCTTGTTGCCGAACTTGCTGCCGCCCTTGCCCAGTGCTTGCTCGAGCGTCGGCGGCCGTTTCATCCGATGCCTAACCACGGGAGATCCCCGCGAGCCATCGGTTCATATCGTTCAACAGCGCCAGGTATCGATTCCGGGCCGCGCGATCGGTATCGAATTCCGAACGGCTCTCGACACCGCACAGCTCGCGCATCGCTTGAGCGGCCGACGCATCATCATCGACACGCCGCCCAAGTCTATGCGTGACATAGTCACGGAAAGCGGCTTGCCGGCAGACTCTCGCTGCGCCGCGCGAATATCGGAATGCCATCAGGCCACCCCTGTCGGCCGCTTTGCCGCTGCCTGCAAAACCATCTCCGACAGCGCTTCGGTCGCATCCAAGTAATGCCGGCTGCCGCCCTCGGTATCCGTCACCATTTGATCGAGGCGACGAATCACCACACGATCGCTGGGCATCCCCTCGACGTGCCAGATCTCGCCACCCATATCGCGGATCGCCCGCGCCTCCTCTTCCGTCAGGACATGAGTGAAGACAGCGCCCGAAAACTTGGTCCCGCGCATGTCTTGCGCCAGCTCGCGCGTACGCCGAGCGCGGGTAATTTCATCGCGCACGTCTGTCGGCTCCGGGGAGCAGATGCCATGCCGCACCAGTCGGCGCGGGCCGCCGGCCATCCGCATACCAGCCTCGACGATCGCCAGCCCCATGTTGTCGCGGCGAGCCATCGTCGACCCCGCCAGCCCGATAAAAATCATTGCTCGGCTTCCCTGATTCTCGCCGCGCGCACGGCGCGTAGTTGTTGATGCAGCACATCCGGATGGAAACCGGCCTGCTGCTCCACCGCCCGCGTGACGGCCTGCGTCATTTCATCGGGCGTAACGTTCGTCGCAATCCAGCGGCGGTAATAGCGCGCATACGCCTCGCCATTGGCCTGCGCCGTCGGCACGCCCAACTCGTCCTGCATCCAGGCCGACCACTCCGCCAACGTCGTGAACAGCAGCGGCGGCGGTGCTTCGGCGGCCGCGGGCCACGTCACGACGGCGGTCGTAATCACCACGAACTCCCCGTCATCCTCGAGCGTGACCAGGTCGAATTCCGCCAGCGCCTGCACGAACTCCAGCGCCACGTCCTCCGGTGCCTCCAGCAGCAGAGCCAGCGCGCTATAGACGTATTTCCGCCGGCAGCTATCGCCCGATGGCGATGACGCCAGATCCTCCAGCAACAGCAACAGCCGCGCGTAACCGATCAACGCAAAGCGCTCGATTACCTGCTCGACCTTGGGCCGCGATGAAAACCCGATAGGGAAGAGAAAAGCGTTCATACGCCCGCCCTCGCCGCGTGTCTGGCCTTTTCCCGCGCGCGCTGAATCGGCTGGTAGATACCGCACCAGTCGACGGCGCCGCCGCTTTTTTGGATGATGTTTTCGGCCGACTGCTGACGGGGCGCGCGTTCTGCGTAGTACCAGCTGCGCACCGTCCGGGGAGTCTCTTCCAGAAGCTTTGCAGCCGACTTGATTCCGCCGACGTCGTCGACCCACTCGTTCATTGTCACGAATAGGGTTCCGCTGTCACGATTTGTGACAGACTAGAACGCAAGAGGCCCACGGCGCAAGGCTTTTCATATCGCCATTGCCACGTTTTGTGTAAACTGTCACGGAAACGAACGGCGGCCGCCGCATTTCAAAGGGATTATTCGATGTCCGACACCACCGAAGTCATCGCCGAACGATTGGCAACGCTGCGGCGCGAACACGGCATGACCCAAGACGAATTCTCCCGTTTCCTGCATATCCCGCGCGGACGCTACGCCAACTGGGAAGTGGGCCTGCGCTCTCCCAAGCTGGACGACATCGCCACGATGGCCGACCGTCTCAATGTGCCGCCGCAATGGATCGTCGGCTGGACCAACGACAAGTCGAACGCGGCCATCGGCGGCATCAGCTACGTCAGGGCCGATCGCGCCAGCGTCCCGACCGACAACGGCACTGTCAGGATCACCAACCCTTCGTCACTATCGGCCCTCAGCTCCGACTATCTCGAGCGCCACGGCCTCAACGCCTCCCAGGTGCTGGCCATCATCGTCGACGACGAAGAGATGCGGGACGTTTGCAAGCAGGGCGACGAAGTCGTCATCGACCGGAATCACCGTACGCCCGGAAATCATCGGGATCTCTTCGGGATATTGCTCGACGGCCATGCCGCCGTACGCTGGATACGCCACAACCTCGACGGCACATATTCGATCTTTTCCGAAAAGGACCAGAGCCCGCCGCCGATCACCGCCGAAAAGCTCAGCGCGCTGACAATACTGGGGCGCGTCATCCGCATCGCTGCCGACCGCTAACCCAAGCAAAAAAGCACGGCTTCGGTCGTGTTTTTTTTCGTCTCGACTTGACACAAAATGTGGCAAGGTAAAACATAACGTGACAACGCATCGGAGCGCACCATGTCCCCCAACATCACACAGCCGTCGATCCTCAGCCTGATCCACGTGTCGGAAAATCAGGAACTCAACCTGGTCAAGACGACGCGCTCGTTCAGCACCAGCATGCACCAGAGCGCCGCCGTGGCCGATGGCCTCGAAGCGATGATGTCGCGCTACGTCGACGACGGCGAACACAACGAAGACATGCTGCGCTCGATCCAGTGCGGTTCCGCCCTGCTCGCCGATCGGCTGCGCGAGCAGGCCAAGGCGCTGGATGAACTGAGCGGGCGTCTCGCCGCTGCCCAAGCCGAGGCGCGCAGCCATGAATGATCCGCGGTTCATCGGTGAAGAGGTCATCGGCCAGCCCGGGCAGAATCTCACCCCCGACGAGCTCGCGCTGCTGGTATGGCAGGCCGACGGGCGCACCCCGAGCGAGATCGAACAAGGGCTGGGCTTCGATCGGTTCACCGTCCGCCAGCTGGAAGCCAGCGCCCGCGCCAAGCTCGGCGGCAAGACCAAGGCTCACACCTTGTCGCGTGCGTTCATTTTCGAAGTGCTGGCACCCCGCGCGCTCTGCCTGCTGCTCTGCATCTTCTCGATCAACGCCTACCACGCCGACGGCGCCCAGCGAGCACCGAAGCGCTCACGCGCGCCAATCACCGCAATGAGCGGTGGCCGCGTAGCCAAGAGCAAGCGCAGCGATGGCCCCTTGCCGGATGTCGCCGCGATACTGGCGATTCAGGCCGCATGACATGCCCATCTATCTGCCCACCCGTCGACACTGCCGCTGCCGCGTATGCGGCGCCCGGCAGACCAAGCCGAAAGCGCCGGACGAATACGTCATCGGTCCGGTCTGCACCCGCTGCGGGCGACGCAACACGCTTCGCATCGACAAATGGGCGGATAGCAAGCCATGGCGCCGGCATGTCTGCCGCTGCGACGGCTACCACTTCCCGCACCGCGAAGGCTCGCTGTGGTGCTACCACAACCCCGATTACCCGATGAATGAAGATCGGAGGCTATACGCATGAGCGCACCTGCAAACAACGGCAAGCCGTGGAGCGAAAGCGACCTGCAGGCGCTGGAAAAGCACTATCCGGATACCGCCAACGCCACCCTGGCGAATATCTTTCGGCGCTCAGAATCGAGCATCAAGAACACCGCTCAAATGCGCGGCCTGAAGAAATCCGACGCATTCATGGAAGCCAACCGTCCTGGCCAATTCAGGAAAGGCCAGCAGCCCTGGAACAAGGGAAAACACCATGTCGCCGGCGGTCGATCGGCGGAAACCCGATTCAAACCTGGCCAGCGCACCAATACCTGGAAGCCGATCGGCACCGAACGGGTCACCCCTGACGGCATTCTTCAGCGCAAGGTGAGCGACACCGGCTATACGCCCCGCGACTGGAAAGCCGTCCACGCGATCGTATGGGAAGAGAACAACGGTCCAATCCCGCCCGGCCACCTGGTGCGATTCAAGAATGGTAACCGGCGTGACTTCGACCCCGACAACCTTGAACTGGTCAGTCGCCGCGAGAACATGATCCGAAACTCACTGCACCGCTATCCCAAGGAGATCGTCCAGGTCATCCAACTGCGCGGCGCTATTACTCGCCAGATCAACAAACGGGAAAGAGCCGATGAAGAATCGAATTGAAGACCTTCGCAACCATCTCTTCGCCACCTTGGAAGCACTCCAGGACGAGGAAAAGCCGATGGAGATCGGACGCGCCAAAGCGATCAGCGATGTCGCACAGACGATCATCAATACCGCCAAGGTCGAGATCGACTTTATGGAAGCAACAGGCGCTGGCCCAGGGACCGACTTCATCCCCGGCGAAAAGGGTCGTCCCCCTCTGCCGGATAGCAGAGGAACACTTCCGAAAGCACCACGCAGGTAAAGGGCGACGGCAATCGCTACCCACTGGAGAACCGACACCATGAAAGCACTACTCGACGTATTCAACGAACGCCAGCGCCAGATCGACGCCGAGGGCTGGACCCCGGAACATGACGATAAGCACGACAAGGGCGAGCTGGCCGCAGATCGCGCCTGCTGGGCAATCTATTGGGCAACCGTCGCCGGCATCGTCATCTATCTCGCCGTTACCACATTCTGGAAGGGGGTGTGATATGGCCGGCAAACTATGGACCAAAAATGACACCAAAGCAGTCGCAACCCATTACCCGAAGGGTGGCGCGCGGGCAGTTGCCCCACACCTGGAGGTGCCGCACACCACGCGGGAAATTGGCAAGAAAGCGCGACACATGGGCATCCGAAAGGAAAAACCTTTTCAGCGTGGGGAAATTACCCCCGCATTGATGGACGCCCTAGAGCGGACCTATCGCGATGGCCGGCCGGATCTGACCGGAGTCGCGAAGCGGTTCAACGTCGATCGGCACTGGCTATCCTACGTCGCACAGACTCGCGGCATTGCCACCACCAAGAAGCGCTTCCAGTGGGGTAAAGAAGTCGACGACATCATTCGCCAGATGGAAGGAATCGGCCCCGATCGCGTCCATCGCCAGCTAAAAACCCTGGGCTACCGCTACCCGATTTCCGCGATTGCCAAGCGCCAGCAATACCTCAAGGTCAGCAGCGTTGACGAAAGTCGTTTCTCGGCCTGTCACGTCGCCGAGGCTTTCGGCGTCTCACGCAGCCGTGTCGAACGCTGGATCAAGACTGGCCACCTTGCGACGAGCAGAACAACCAGCTCGCGTGGGAACCCGCACGTAAACCCCACCGTGCCGATCAAAGCGCTACGTGATTTTGTCATGACCCACCCCAGCGAAATAGATCTGCGCCTGATCTCCCCAGCCTGGCAGATCTGGTTCATCGACATGCTGACCAATAAGGTCGCCGACACCGCCGTCGGGCCATCCATATCGCGCGCCGCCTGACGGCCTGGAGATCCCATGTTTTTCAAACACGCCATTCTCTACAAGGTTCACCAGGCCGCGATCGCCCTCGAGGAGCTGGAAGCCGCGCTGGCCGAATTCGCCTTTCGCCCGGTATCGCCCCGCGAAGCGCGCCGCGTAGGCTGGACGACGCCCGGCGGCCGCAGCAGCGAGGTTCTAGCCCACGCGATCAACGGCCATTACCTGCTCGCCATGCTGCGCCAGGAGCGGCTGCTGCCCGCCGCCGTGGTCAATGACGAGGTCGACGAGCGGTGCGCGGCACGCGAGCAGGCCGAAGGCCAGCCGGTCTCCCGCCGCGAAAAGCAGCTGATCAAGGAAGCCGTGCTCGAGGAGCTGCTGCCCCAGGCGTTCACCCGCACCCAGCGCGTGGAACTGTGGTGGGACACGCAGCGCGGCACCATCGCGATCAACGCCTCGAGCCGCAAGCGCGCCGAGGAAGTGCTCGACCTGCTGCGTCAGACACTCGGCTCGCTGAAAGTCACCCCGCTGGCCACCAAAACGCCAGCCGCCCGCGTCATGACCCAATGGCTCGCAGACCCCGGCACGCGGCCGCAATGGCTCACCCTGGGCGGCATTGTCGAGCTGCGCGCCGCCGAAGACGACGGCGTGTTCCGCGCCCGCCAGGTGGATCTCGACAGCGAAGAGGTCCAGCGGCTGGTCGAGAACGGCCGCCAGGCCACCCAGATGAGCATCGGCAACGAAAGCCGCGCACGCTTCGTGCTGACCGACGATCTCGCGATCAAGTCCATCGAATTCGACGACCAGGTCATCGAGCTGGCCAGCGCCGAAGAGGTCGAAGACCCGATCGCGAAGATGGAAGCCGACTTCGCGATCATGACAGACGTCTTCCGCGACGTGATCGCTCAGCTGGTCGACGCCCTCGGCGGCGAAGCCGACCCCGCAGAGCCCACCGCGATCGAAGCAGGCGCCGGCCAGCCCGTCAATGCAGCCGACGACCCCCTTATCGCCGATGCCCGGCAGTTCGTAGTCAGCGAGAAACGCGCATCGATCAGCGCCCTGCAGCGCCGCTTCAAGATCGGCTACAACCGCGCCGCCCGCTTGATCGAGGATCTCGAGCGCGCCGGCGTCGTTTCAGCGATGGACAACAGCGGCAAGCGGCGGGTGTTGGCCAGCGGGAGCGAAGCCACATGAAGCCATTTGACGATATGACCGACGAGCAGCGCGCCGACTGGGTCGACACGATCGCAAACCAGGGCATCGGGGAGATGAACTGTAAATCGGACACCGGAGCCGACGACGAAGCCATCGCCGAGCTGATGCTGGCCAACGATTACGACCGCTGCGTGCGCTGTGATTGGTGGGAGGAAGTCGCTTTTACCCAACCGATCAATGGCGAGTGCGTTTGCAATGACTGCATGGAAGATGGCGAGGGGGAAGAGTGACCACCCGCGTCCAGCCCCTGCTCGACTGGCTCAAGGTGGCCACCCGGCAGGATATTCGTGCCACCGGCACAACGCGCTCGTATCTGCGTCTGATCGCCTATGGCCATAAGCGCGCCTCGCTCGAGGTCGCTGTGAGAACTGAGACGGCATCGGGCGCGCGCGTCACCCGCAAGCAACTCCGCCCGAATGACTGGCACATCATGTGGCCAGAGCTGGCCCGGCCCGATTTCAACCAGGAGGCACAACCATGACCACCATCACCCCTGAAACCATCGAGCGAAACAAGGATGGCATGTGGAGCCATTCCGCGTGGAACGCGCTGTTCGGCGATCGCGAAGGCATCACCCAGGATGAACTCGACGAGTGGTCCGATACCCACCAGCTCACCGTCGCCTGCCACACAATCGAGGACGAGCCGGATAGCCGCCTTTCCGCTCAGCTCGAAGCCAACGAGTCTATCGATCTCAACGAATGGCCGTTACAACCGCCCAGCGACGACGAAGGCTGGTTCCTGCTGGCCATCTCCGATACCGAAGATGGCCCGGTGCAGACCTGGGCGCGACCGACCTGGTCGGATTTTCCAGAAAGCGACGTTACGGACGCGACAACTCACGCCCTGCCCTGCCCGTTCTGCGGCGGCCCACCAGTAATCTATTCCAGGCTCGACGAGCCCGTCGACCCCAATTACGCCATGGGCGGCCACATGGATCATGAATTCGTCGTGAGCTGCCATGAGTGCGGCGCCGAGGGGCAGAAGGTGACGCACTATAACCAGCACGACATGCCCGTACCGTGGCCGGAATCACCAGCTGATATAGCTCGCCGCGCCGTCGAACTATGGAACCGGCGGGACGATCGGCACGCTGACCTATACGAGCCCGAGCACGCCGCAATCGAGCAAATCGTCGAGCCCTATATCGACATCGATAACCGCGAACCGCTGCCGCCGATGTAGTCATCCCGTGACAATGTCACGAATACGGGCGCCGCAATGGCGCCCGTCGCTACTCTACCAATCCCCTGAATTAGACCACTGCCCTGCCGATGTTCTCCCCGCGGGTTGCATTGACGCTCATCGGCCCCGGGGCTAATGTCCGTCCGTCGTCGCAAAATCGGCGACCAGGTTTGGAAGCCTGAATAGCAGCCAGCGCACGCCCCAGGGCGCGGCGCCGACCGCGCACGCCCGTTATGGCGGGTCGTGCGCGGGGCGCCACGGCGCGCCGGGGTTCTGGTTGCTCCCGGTCTTCCAACCTGCGTACGGCTCGCCCCCAGCGTTTGGAAGCGCTCGGCGGCCACTTCACCGCAACCAGGACCGACCCCATGCCCAGCACTCCGAACCATCCGGCCCAGGCCGTAAGATCGCTACCGCTGCAGGTGCGCCAACGCATCCACCTGCAAAGCCAGCAGGCCGTCGCCATGGCCAACGGCGTCGATGCCCTCGCCCAGCGTGCTTTCGATAGCGGCGAAGCGAGCTACGAACAGCTCCAGCATATTGCTCTGCTCTCCGCGATGATGGCCGAACACGTCCGCCAGCTATCGTCCCACTGCGCCGAACTCGCCTCCCCTGCCGCCAACGACTGACCGCCAATCCTGCCCGGCCATGGATGGCCGCATCACCCCGCCAATCGTAACGCTGTAACGCTTGCGTTATATGACGAAATACCGCTTGATCCCCGAACGAACCGCGCATAGACTGGAATCGAAAGCGTAACGCTGTAACGCTGGCGTTATGTGACGCTCTCCAACTCTCACGACAGGAAAGCCACCATGGGAAACATCATCGGCGTCGTCAGCCAGAAAGGCGGACCAGGAAAAAGCACCATCGCCCGCGCGATCGCGACATCGTTTGCCGCTCACGACTGGAACGTGAAAATCGCGGACATGGACACCAAGCAGTCGTCGACCGTCGGCTGGCTAAAGCGCCGCCTGGATAACAGCATCAAGCCGGAGGTCGCGGTCGAATCGTTCGGCAGCGTGTCCCGGGCGCTCAGGGTCGCCGATCAGTACGACCTGCTGGTGTTCGACGCAGCACCGCACGCCAGCGAAGCAACGGTAGAGATCGCCCAGGCGGCGGATCTGGTCGTGATCCCCACCAGCCTGGCGCTCGACGATCTCGAGCCGGCCGTGATCCTTGCCGCGACGCTCGTCCAGAAAAACGGCATTCCGCTGGAGAAGATCGCCATCGCGCTGTCGAAGTGCGGCGACAGCCAGGCCGAGCTGCGCGACGTCCGCGCCTATCTCGGCGAAACCCCGTACCTGATACTCGACGGCCAGATCCCCGAGAAGACGTCACTTCGCCAGGCGCAGGACATCGGCCAGTCGATCACCGAATCCCAGCACGCCGGGCCGCGCGCGAAAGCCGACCAGGTCATCCAAGCGATCATCGACCGATTCGAAAAGCTCACCGCGTAACGCTATAACGCAAGCGTCATAGAACGCCATGACGCGATAACGCAAAGGAGATAGGGCAATGGCAGGACCGAGCAAGAAACCCGCACGACGAAAGGGCGCACCGCCCACGCTGGACGAAACGCCAGCGGTCACCAGCAACACCAGCCAGCCCGC